TGCTGTTGTCGTCCGCGCCCGAAATGGATGTCTCACCACCTGTCGCGGTAAACACATAGCGCTGCCTAATGGCTTGGGTCGGGGTTTTGCCTATGTATGCCATTACTCAGCTTCCTCAATTGTTAGTGTGCCAGCAGCTACCTGCCGCAGGATTTCTGCGTAGTGGCGGTTGGCTGGGTCGAGGGGAATGAACATCTCAACGCCGTCAATGGTGGCTTTGATACCAGATTGATTGCCGTCAAGGTCATTGTAATACTTTGCCGATGTGATTGTTATTTCATTCATTTTTATAACTCCGCATCTGCTTTTAAGTTAGTGTTATAAAAGACATAGGCATTACCTGAAGCTGAACTAGAATAAGTTCTAGTTACACCTTCAACTTGTGAATTGAAACTATCTGCATTAGCCGACTGAAAGGCACTTCTATTGGGTGCAGTTATAGTTGGGGCTGTTCTTTTTGTCACTTTATATGTAACAACTCTACGAATACCAAAACCAGCAGATGACACAGACTCTTCTTGGTCAAAAAAACTTGGTGGTAATTCTTCATAATATCTCTGACACGCCGCCAACTCATCGCCATAGCTGCGGTGTTCAAACGGCGTGGCAGTCTCGCCGAGTTCTAGCTGGACGCCAGTAACTTCAAATGTTGCATTGGCTGTTGTCAACATGTTCTGTGCAAAATCGTTTACATAATCAGTAGGGCTTCCTAGTGTTCCCCACTGTTCATTCAGCGGAGACGATGCAACAGTGTAATCTGTTCCGTAATACAAGATAAAGAAAAGTCTAAGTCCAATACCATTGTCATTATCAACTGCAATATTTGAGTAGCCGGGTATGGTGTGGGTTACTTTTTTCCAAGTATTTGCCGACACCGTGTATTCAAAATTATATAGTTGCTGCGTCCCATCAATTGAATCAAAAATAACTGAATATGTTCCAGCAACGCTTGCTTTTACCCAAAAAGACAGCGTTATGAACGATGACGCACTTGTATAATTCCATCCAGATTTTGCAATATTCTGCGCCTCTATATTTTGGTTGATTTCCAAATAATCCGTGGCGGCATTGGTTCCTACGCCAGTTACCTCAACATGATAAGAACTTCTAAATCCATAGGAATATGGTGTGTCGCTAGATGTTAAAGAGTGCTGTGACTGTGTTATTGTTGGGCCGAAAAGATTAGTCTTAAATCTATCAACAGTCTGATAACCACTAGAACTAGATGACGTTCCCCGCTGTGCCACCTGCATAGCGCCATTGATAATAAGATTCCTGTGCGTAAGCACCTGATCCGTTACCTTTGGTACGGTAACGGCATCGTCTGCAATACTGTTTGTATTAATGGTGCTTAGTGCCATCTTTTACTCCGGCTTTGTAGGCCACACAACATCGTCAAGCGAGGTGTAGCTGTCAGTGATGTCACGCAGTGCCTGACGGTATGCTGTACGCTCGGCGCTCATTGTAAGGTCGGACGATGCCCACCAGTCGGTAGCCGCGATAAGCTTATCACGCTCGGCGCGTAACAGCTTCAAAGGCTCCGCTGCATTAAGCTCGGTTAGCTTTGCGTTGACGGTTGCCCAGCTACATCCCCAGTCAGCTTGGTTGCTGCTTTCGATAGCCGAGCCGTTAGCGTCTGCGCCCGTAACCTTACGGAACATCTCGTTGAACTCTGCTTCACTTGTTGGCTCACCGCGCAACACCCATTCGGTGATGCCTAGTTCGGTCAGAGCCTCTGCTATGGATGCCATTTTGTTTACTCCTGTTAACCCATTAAACACATTGAAAGATGAGATTGGTTGTCGTCACTCGAACCATTCCCAAATAAAGTAATTCCGCCGCCGCTGGAGGCTTTGAAAACATCACCAGTAGACAACTGAATCAACGCGTTATTACTCATGTGAGTATATGCTTGCCCACTTACCTTGGTTTCATAAGTGCTACAAGGTATACCTATGCCATTTACTAGAAAACGAACATTGTAATTCGCAGCACTTGCTGAGCTATCAAGCAGACCATTCCATAGCACTAGATAAACGCCCGTTACCGGAGCAGTAAATTCACCTGTCGTGGCGTCATAATCTCCACCAATGTCAAAATCTACACTGTCATAGATTATAGTACTCGTACTGAATGTGGTTACTGTTGTTAGGTGTGCGCGAAACGCTGGTCTAACGGGCATCCTTACACGCCCAGCAGCATCAATGGTCATCGCCGTGTTGCTGTTGGTCGGGTCTTGGATTTCGGAGACTTTCAATATGCTCGTCATTGTGCAATCTCCGTCAATACAATACAGCCATCCGTGTTGTCTCTGAATAGAGTAGCTGTTCCCGCACCGCCATTGTTAATGTAAATAGTATATGTTGTTGCACTGGTAGTTGCTGGGGAATCAAACCAAACTGGACTAAGCCCGTTTATTGCCAATGAAGCAGTTCCTGCCTCAGTGTAAGCGTGTCTTCCTGTTAAATTTGATATGTTTGTAGACCCTCTGAAAAGAGCAACGCCGACCCCCGCATGACTGTTGGTAGTTGCCGTGTCTCCTAAATGCACGTTAATAATAATTATACTGTTAGCATATTTAGGTGTAATTGTAGCGGACTTGCCCGATGTAACGAGAGTGTTAGAAGTTGTTGTAACCGCCGCGCCACCAATATCCGCAGTTACAACCTGAACCACATGACCCGGAATCTGCACACCGTTGCCGCTGGTCTTTTCGGTGATTGTATCAACGTACAGCGTACTCATTGTGCAATCTCCATTAGGGTAAAGCCGCCAGATGTTGGTGATAAACTCAAGTTGCTGTATCCAATGCCGCCATTATTAGTTAATGACATTTGGGCTTTGTATGTGAGTTGACTTGTTGATGCTGGCGCATCTAGGAAATAAAGTCCGAAGCCGCAATAACTACGAAGTCCCCCATTGTTACCGCCGTATCCCTGACAGACCCTTAGTTCTGTTCCATCACGAGTAACTCTTAGCCGTGAGTTAACATCTTCGCCTTGATGTGTTCCATAGACACCAGCAATAACTAATATCTTACTGGTCGCACTTGTTGGGGTGATAGTTAAAGTTCCGTTAGTTAGGTCAACGTATGTAGCAAGCGAACTTATTGTTCCACTAAATGAACCTGTCTGTGCAACTACCTGAACTACACTACCCGCTGGCAATGTCGCACCATTCGGGAACGATGGCTTGCCTGTGCTTGGGTCAAGCGTAACAGCAGACGTCCCCGCCGCATTGTTTATCTGGTCTACATTTAATATCGAAGCCATCTATGCCTCACAGTATTGTTAAGTTGCCATTGACGGTCAGCGTTGCGCTAGTGTCAACAGTAAGTGGGCCAGCAGCCGTGGCGTTATCAGCAGTCGCAATAGTGACATTGCTTGTTAGCGTCTGAGCGTTAACTCTGAATATATCACCTTTGCCGTTTGTTGTATCGCCTGTATCCCCGTTGTTGCCTTGGAAGTAACCAGCGCCCAAGTTAAGGCCGGGGGCAAACATAGCCTGCGTAATCGTCCCCGCGCCCGGAACCACGGTCTGTTGGGCTTTGCCTTGAAACACTACATAGAAGTCGTCTGTGGCTACAATGCTGCCAGTCATAGTCAGGCTGGTGCCTGAGATGGTGTAAGCTGTTACAGGCTCTTGGCGCACGTTATTGACAAACACTTCGATGTCCTGCGGGCTACCCACAGAATAATCAAGCGTGAAGTTGGTGCCAGTGCCACCAGTTAAGTCCTGCTTATTAATGGTGGAGAATGCTGTCGCAAGTGGATTACCCATATATGGCATTGCGTTCTCCTTATGTTATGTCTAGGTGACTCATCACCACATCAGCAGATGAGGCCGTGTCTGAGGTAACTTTCAGAACGTCACCGGGTTCCATAACTACCTTCTGATCACCACCAACCACAACAATAGACGAGCCAACCGGAATCGGTGCAGCTTTGATAAGATACACGCTGTCTTCCGCGCCGCTTGTACGAGCAGAAGCATCCAGAACTACATCAATTAAAATCTGCGAGGTTACGATATTCGATATACTCAAACCAATGATTGTGGTTTCTGTCGAGGCAGGGCAAGTGTATATACTTGCTGGACTCGTTCCTACCGCAGTATCTGTTTCTGATAAAAATGAGTTTGCCATCTTCCTATCCTAACGCAATCGCAAAGGCCAAAGCCTGCGGGTCTTGTTCAACTAAGTTTTGAGTCGCGCCAGCATTGTCATTAAAGACCATTCTTTCGGCTGGTAGCGTACAAAATATTGTGCGCGTTCCCGCAGTCCAGTTAATCTTTTCATCGCCAATAGTTAACGGCGTGTCGTCCGCTAACGTCACAGATGTGTCTAATACAATACTTGTCTGGCTGTTTACTGTAGCAATAGTCACAACGCCGGAGATTCCAGCCCCTCTGACGCGCTGTCCCACGATAAGAGTACCTCCTTGCACGTTATCCACTGTAACGGCTGTAGAGGCGCTCACAGCGCCGTTAACGTCTGCTGTAATCTTTGTGCTAGTGCTTTCTAGGACAGTGTCCCTAGATAGTGTCGTTCCAGACAATGTATATGTGCCGACCCCGACCTCAAAGTCCGTGCCGTCTGTGCATGCGTAGTAGGTTGTGTTTCCATCACCAACTTCAGCAAAAGACTCAAAACCAGTCAACGTGCCAGAAAGGGTTAACGTTCCCGTACCTGTCGTTGTTGTGGTTTCTTTAACACGGTCTTTGATTACTAGAGCCATTACTTCAACTCAACTGAGAGGTTTCCTGAGTTAACGCGGAAGATGTCACCGGACGCAATCGTCTTGCTAACGTCTAGAGCGCCTATAAACAACTTATTCGATCCGTCAAACTTTAACGGATCGTTGTCGGATAAGCTGGCCGCCTTGCTTATGGTGATGTTTGTTTGAGATGTCACAACATCCACAGTAACGACTCCTGTTAAGCCACCGCCTGTTACAACGTCACCAACTGCAATTGTTCCTGAGTTGCCGTCAAGCACAACCGTTCTTGAAGAACTTGTTGCCCCATCAACGTCTGCTGTAGCAAATGTCTTATCAGCAATGAAAGCATGTGTAACAGTGTAGTTGGCACCGCCGCTTGAGGGGGCAAACTCAATGTTATCGTCATTGATAACAAGCTGCTGATCTGAAATCACATCACTAACATCAAACGTGATTGCATCATCGTCTGCTAGAGTTACCGCTGTATCAAGAACAATGCTTGTTTGACTGCTTACTGTCGCAATCCGTACAACACCAGTGATGGCAGTTGCGCGGACACGCTGACCAACAACAAGAGTTCCGGACACATTGTCCACAGTAACCGCTGTCGAAGCGCTTACTGCACCGTTAACGTCTGCTGTAGCGTGGTTTGCCGCTGTTGTGGAAGAGGTTCCACGAACGCACCCAGTAAGAGTGTTTGCGCCATTAAAGCTTAAGGCCACATTGTCCGCAATAGTAATGGCCGTATCAAGAACAAGATTATTTTGATTGGTAACAGTAGCGACTTTAACAGTTCCTGAAATGCCGGTTCCAGTAACGATCATCCCGACTGTTATGGTTCCTACATTTCCGTCAATAACCAAAGCCGTTGAAGCCGTTACAGCGCCATCAGAATCGGCTGTGGCTGTCCCGTCTTTTCCGGTGTATGTGATTATCTCGTCTTCAATTGTTATTGTTCCTGAAGATGGCATAGCCTCAGCATCTGAAAGCTGAATCTCTGTATCAGCAGTTCCAATGCCTTTAGACAGTGATGTTACTGCCTGCTTCCATTTTGAAGCGTTAACCTGTTGC